ACGGGCTTTGTAGCCTCTATTTCTTTTTACCGCCCTTTTTAGGTGGACGACCCTTTTTAGTACCGTAAGTTCCCATTCCTTTTGGCATAGTTACCGTCCTCTAAACCGAGTTTTCATCCGTTGATTCCTACGTGATGTAGCAGTAGTTCTACGGCTAGCTGATGCAGAAATTGGACCTGCAGCACCTGGACCGCTACGCCCTGTAGTTCCAAACTTGTTGTAACGTTCTACTTTACGCGCAACGCCTTTACCCGCTACTGTTACACCCTTACGAGCTTTTGCAGAAGCATCTTGAGCTTTCTTTAAAGCAGCTTTTTGTGCAGGGGATCCCCATTTCATAGCAGCTTTAACTTTACCAAAGGCTTTGCCAACGCTTCTTTTAGCTACTCCGATTGACTGGCTAGTAGTGCGCTTAGTTTCGCTTGGGCCTCGGCGACCGCCGCCCATGGCAACCTTTTGCTTAGAAGTTAATTGGCTGTAGCTTTTACCCTTACCGCCCATACTTCCTTTAGTTAGGTTTCTTGCAGCCTTATCTCTTTTTGCTTTAAGGCGTTTAGTTTTAAGTGTAGCAATTCCTGTGCGTACTGCCCCAACACCACGTTTAGCTGTTCTCTTTACTGACTTTTTAGCGCTAGAAGCTGCACCAGAAATAGCTGCTCCTGCAGACGCTGGAGTAGTATTTTTAACTTTTTCTACTGCAACTCTGGCTGATTCCCGTGCAAGCGCTGCTTTTGAAGTGTTAGGGCCATCTAGACGACCAGCACCTGTCAGAACCCTAGCGCGAGTTCGTACACCTTGTGTAGCAGCTCTGGCTTTTTGTAGAGTTGTAGGCTTTTTAGGGGTGCTTGTTGCATTTTGTTGACGTCTAGTTGCGTTAGAGTTAGTTGTAGTCATTACTACAAACTTACCGTTTGCCTGAGTAACCTTGCCACCAACAGTCTTAGCATACTTAGCTGCTGCCTGTCTTGTAGAGTAAATCTTTTTTGCCATTGTCTTGTATTCCTTTTAATTTTTTTTAAGTACTAGTTTAAGGGAGTTATTCCGCGCTTAAACATCAAACTCCATTGTTCTGAGTACTCTTTTTTCATTTGGACCTGTAGGATTAAATCGACCTGGAGTCCTGGAAGTTGGTTGTTTGCCTCCAAGTAACGGGTAAAGTCTCCGCATAAATTCTTGCTCTAGCTTTAACTCTTGTTTTTTCTTTGCAATAGCTTCTTGTTTAGATCCGTTCAAGGCTATCAAACCGTCTTTTTCGGCTTTCGTAAGACCGTTTTCAAAGCCGTCCCTTCTAAACCTTTCAATCATAGGTATACTAGTATCTATGTTACGGTCTTTCCGCACTTGTTTAACTTTTGCAATACCTGCTTTTGCGCCTACAGCACTACCTGCTACGGCAACAGAGGCAATTGCAGCTGTAGCAGCAACCTTGTTGGCGGTCTTAAGCTGAGCCATTGTTCGATTTTGAGCCTTAGACATTCCATAGTTCTTTTTAACTGGGCCTTTAACAAGAGAGTTACCAATCTTCTTTTTAACCTTACTAACTTTGCTACCTATTTTTCTACGAGCAAGTGCAGAGGCTTTAACAGCTTTAGCTAGTGCGCCCTTTTGGGCTGCAGACATAGCCTTTTTGCCAACCTTTTTCCCTACTTGTTTGCCTACTCGTTTAGATGCTTTTTTAACTGCTTTTTTGGCCAGTCTTTTACCAATAAGTCTACCTATCATTTCCTTCTCCTTAGAAGCCGAAGCCTCTTTTTGTTACTTTTGTTCCCGCCCTTACAGGCCAGAGGTACTCTACAGCATACCGTATACCATCTGAGAAGTGTTCTACACCGTCCTTCTTACAGATAGTAGCAGTATTGGGATTGCCATCAACCCACACAGTCCTTTCCATAGACTGTATGACGTTAGTGCAACGAGGGTGAACATAGATATCTATAGTACCCTTAGCGTTTTCTAACTTTTTGTTAACAGCAGCCACCGAGTCCACTATGGGGGGAGCCTTGTTATGTGATCGTAATTGTATACCGTGGGATAGCAAGATACTAAAGTCGGTAACGCCCACAGCAGCAGAGGTCTTTCGAGCCTTCCCTGCAGGGTCAGGATAACCGATAATCTTGTGTCCTTTGTATTTAGCTACTAGTGATTGAGCCAACGTCTCTGTGTCTGGATGTCCTATACTTTCAGCAAGTATGTGCATTTGACCACCCCTAACCGCGAAGACGGTTGTAGCCTGTATACCAACGTTAAAGTCAATAGCGCAGTGTACATCTTCGTCTTCTTCAAAGTCGGGGAGACTGTTGTCTATGTGCTTCTTTCTATTAAACATATAAAATACATTATTACCAGAGTCTTCAAAGGAAGCCTCGTACTCTCTAGCAAACTTAATAGGGTCTAGTGTAGTCTTAACCCTTTCGATTTCCGTCTCATCTAGGTACGGCGAATCATGGTAGGTGTAGTGAAAACTCTTCCAGTCATCATCTACATCTTGTCTGTTGTATAACTCCCAAAAGTAATCATATCCTTTGGGTGTACTAATTATTAATGCCCTTCCTGGGTTAGCACCATAGCGCTCTGCATTCTGTTCACTCCAACGAGTAGTAATACATGGCTGGATAATACTCTCCCAAGATTCTTTAAAATTCATTCCTGCACCTTTCCAAGAGGTGACCTCGTCTCCTATAACCATGTACTGTCCACTACCCCGCATCCTTTCGGAAGCTTCGTAGGACCATAGCTTGAGGTTAACGTTTCTAGGGAACCAGAATTGACCAGCGGCCCTAGAGGATTTATCTGCATAGTCTTCCATGCCTAGCTGATAAGCTAGCAGGGGGAAGTAAATGTCTACTGCTTGTTGGTAGGTAGGGGCGATAAGAGCTACGTTCTTATTAGGAACACTCTCATCTAGCTCCATTAGTTCCTGTACAGCTATCATGGCAGCTGTGGCCCCTAAGTAAGACTTACCAAAACCCCGTGAGGCACACGCTACAGCATACCTACAGGTATTGTTTATAAAAAGGTCTTCAATAACGTCTGACTGACCTTCGTTTAATACTATCTCTTGCACTGTAGCCTACCTTTAATGTTATTTCTTTAAAGCATCAAATACTTGTGGGTTTCTACTAGCAGTGTCAAACGTACCAACTGTTATTGCTATAGCTGCAAGCAAGGCTATGTGTGCTACTGCACTTAATGCAAATACAAAGTAACTACCTAAGAGCATACTAAACACAATACACCACATCCATGCAAGTATCTGCAGGATCATGTGTCTTACTGTTGTGTCTGGAATATTCTTTAAAGGACTTATACTACAGTCCATAACAGAATTCCAAGAATCATATACATGTTGTTTCATTAACCAACTCTTTCTACATATTTAGCTATTTGATGTACGAAGGGTAATAGCCCTATCGCCATTAGTAGGTTTACACCAGTATGAACTACTGCAATCCTTAGTGTGTCGTCTTTAGGCATACCATCAGAAACTAACAACCCTGCTAGCCAGATAGTACCTGTAGTGCCAAGGTTAGCACCGAGAACTGCCGCAATAGCAGCGGGTAGTGGAACTGCCCCCGAAGCTACTAACGCTATAATTGCTGTAGTAGACAGACTAGAACTCTGCCAAGCAAGCGTTAGTACTATAGCACCAAAAAACATATAAATAGGATTGGCTGTAAACCACTCCAAGTGTTTCATGTTGCCCATAGCTTTCATTCCACCAGAAAACATTTTAAGACCTACATAAAAGACTACGAGGCCACAAAGAACTTGTACATAATGGGGCATAAGGGTTTCCTTACTTGTTATATTGATATATCCAAAATCTTTCCTGCTGGAACATCAGGGGTTATTTTACCATGTCTGTCATAGTTACTGTTGTGATTGTGAAACAACAGCACATCAAGCCTTTCTGCAGGGTCTACTACTCTGAGACTACTTGCGGCTGTTTGTGGTACTTTGACATTCGGGTGATTATTCGGGTGTAGTTTAGGCATATAAGGGTTAGAATAAAACGTATCTCCATAAGCGTTAACATTAATCATCCTTACCTCTCCTTGTTAGAGTAATAGCCACAGGTTTCTTTTCTGTAATTTCTTGCTCTAGTTTGTCAGGGATCTTCTTATAGCCATACATCATAAGGTTGTTAATCAGTGTGCCTTGTGTTGCAATTAACTGTGCAAAGGCACCGCCACCGAGTACTCTCTCACCACTATGATGCTTATTTAACTGGGCTTCAATGTAAGTATACTTCTGAACCATCATTTCAATGGGATCAAATTTTAGCTCTTCAAGCTTCTTGACAGATGCCATAGAATTAATGTTCTTAGAGCCTTTTGGACGACCAGCGCCTTCGCGTTTACCGCCATTTTTATTTTTGCGATTATCTATTCTCATTGGACCTCCTTGAGTCTCTGGGAATTCTGGTTTCTCTTTCAGTTAAAAATAAAAACCTTTAATTACAATTCATTACAGTTTACATAAAACTTGTCTAATAATTGGTTGTTTTTACTCATTAAAATTACGGTATTTTTCCGAAAGAGCAAGCTTAAGAACCTCAATTTGTTCTTTAAGAGATTCAATCTCGTCTTTCTGTATTTGTAGTTGTCTTTCTAAAGACGCAATAGCGTCATCATCCGACTTTCTTGCTAACATAAAAGTTTTAAACAACCCAAGAAAACCAGCCGAAGCTATTACAACAAACATACCAAGTGAAGCAGGTAAGTATTGTAATATTCCATCCATAGTATTACTTTCGTTTTCCAAGGAGAGCACCAAAAACAAACATCATTGTTAGTGTGTACGGTGCTGCTGCAGCGGTTATAAGGTTCATTCCTCCGTACTCACAGTAAGCAGTAAAGCTTAAGTGACACCAGAAAGAACTTGACAGTAAGTTAAAGACTAACCGAGAGGTTAGGTTTGAAAGGTATAGCTGTCCTACTGCTACGAGGACTAACAGCCATAAGATTACTGTTGGGATTGTTATTAAAGAGAGTCCACCAGAAAGAAGAGTGTAAGTTGTTGCGAGAAGTCCCACTGCGGAGGCCACTTCTAACCCTCTACCATAGTCGAGGTTAGTAAGAGGAGCCTTAAACCGTTTTAGCTTTTCGCAAATGTCAATCATTGTTCTTCTTTAACATTTTAATTATCCTTTAAAGAGTTTCTTTTAATACAAAACAAAAACTAAAATTACTTACATAACCCTTATAATAGTTTTAAAACTACTACCCCCAAAGGTACCTTCTTCAAGAGTTTATATCATAAGCGATCACTATTTTTCTACCATAAAAGTATGAAAAAAAAAAATAAAGGGGGTCTCCCTT